TTCCACATTGTCCGAGAGATCGTCAGCAAGCCCAGCAAAGTGGCCCAGCGCGGCAATACCGGCGCCCGCGAAGCTGCCGGCGATCAGGCCCTTGAGCGACATCACGCTCTTGCCGAACCCGGCCAGGCTGCTGCGCGCACTGTCCAGGCCCTTTTGCAAGGCCTGGGTCGTGGCCGTCATCGCGATGTTGATCGTCCCGATCAGAGCCACTCTACTTCTCTGCCTCTCTCAATGTCCCATCGAGCAGCTCAGTCATCGTGGTATCTCTGGCCTGCGGCCCTTTGGTGTCATAAGCCGGCCTGATGAAAGCGTGGCCTGGCTTGTATTCGACGATCGCCGGGTAGAAGAATTTCCGACCGGCCTTGGTCGTCTTCGTAAAGCCTTCCGCGCTCTTGACCTGCACGAGCAGCCCTTGCTTTGACCGGCTTCGCTTCATGGCGCGGAGCTTGAGGTTTTCCTTGATCAAGCCCGAGAGCACTGGCACGCGGGCCTTGGCATCGGCCAGCACTAGCTTCATGCCCGATCGCATCGCCTGTCGGAGGACCTTCTTCTGGACGCGCTGCTCGAGCGTCTTGAGCCTCGAGTCGATCTCCTTGACGCCCGTGATGATGATCGCCCCGGTCTTAGCCACTTTGCATCATCCTCTTGAGCGAGCCCGCCGACTCTTCCGCCGTCAACCGCCTGGGAGGGGCCTTGGGCATTGGCATGAAGTCTTGCGGCGCGTAGGATTTTTTGCCGAAGCAGCTCGCCATCACCGAGGCGATCTGGCCGCCGATCCAGTACGGGTCGGGCAACGGGCAGACCTCGCGGTGGAATACCAGCCACTCCTCGAGCTCGCGGTCAGAGAGCTTTTCCTCTAGCTCAGAAACGGTCTTGCCGAGGGCGAGGGCAAGCCGGAAGAGGAATTGCCGTTGTGGCCGCTGGGCGAGTTTTTTCCCGCGGCTTCCATGTCCGCAATGTCGCTCTCTCCGAGCTTGTTGAGCGCGGTGATCGCGACAACCAGAGGTTGCAAGGTCGCCGCGGGCAGAGCCGACAGGGCGGGTATATCCTCCGGCGAGAACACCAGATCCCCTTCCTCGTCGCATACCGTGGCGGCGACCAGGCGGGCGCGGAAATCTCTGGACTTGCCCTTGTTGAGCGCGACCTCGAACTCGTCACGCTCGCCGGCCGACATCGCGCGGACATAGCAGGGGCCGAGGCCCGGAATCGTGACGGGCCTTTTCTCAAGCGGCTGGGGTGCAAGGAAGCTGATTCGCGTAAGCACGGCTATTCTCCGAACAGAGGGAAGCAATATACAGGAAGGCGGCCATCCACTGCGCGGGCCCGTTCTCGCTGTGTTGCCACGAATTGGCCAGGGCCTCGGCGAGGCAGGCCTGGTGGTTGGTCTGGCCTATGACCCGGTGAAGGTGCTCGCGCATGATCGGCTCCCCCGCCGCGGCGATCGCCGCCGCAGACCCGGTGTATGGGCCGTAATCCGAGGCTATGACCGATGATCCGAGGGTTGCAGTTTCCCAGATCTTGATGGCGCTCTTGCTGAAGTTGAACCGATCGGGCACGAGCGGTGCAAGGCAGACGAGTGGGCGGACCATACGGCAGACCCGTGGATATTCGCAGAGCCGCGACCAGGGCAGCCAGATGTCACGTCCGGTCATCCAGACAGGCCGCATGCCGTACCAGACCCACTGGAAGTCGCGCTGAGTCTGCCGGTGCAGCTCGCGGATCAATTCGACGTCCAGGTAGTGAGTCGGTGAGCCGGTGAAGAGGATCGCATTGCGGCCCGCGTCTCGCTGCTGGGGAGGGTTATCGACCAGGTCGATGAGGTTAGGCAAGACGACGGTCTTTTCGGCCCGGCGGGCGCGCTCCTTGAGTGGCTCGGTCGACACTGTGATGACGTCGGCCATATCCAGGCAGAGTTCGAGCGTCCGTATCAGGATCGCTCGTTGCTCCTGATGCCTTTTCTCGATGCGCTCGAGCCCGAAGATGTCGTCGTCGATGTCCCAGATGAGCAGCTTATCGCGCCGTTTCGCTTCGATGAGCAAGGGCAGATATTCGGGCCTTATCCATCGCGAGAAGAAGTAAGCGTCGTAATCGATGTTTGTGTCGATCGTGCACGAGTACGTCACCCGCACACCCGCCGTTCGCAGCCGGGGCATGAGATGGCGCAGAGGCAAAGTGCGGCGGTAGTACAGCCCGCCATCATCGGGAGGGCGATTGACAAACCAGCGGATCAAGAGACGACACCGTCAATCTTGATGCTTGCCGAGGCTTTGAGAACCTCCTCGGGACCCCCCGCAGATCTGCCCAGCTTCGTCAGGAAGCCGTTGAAAGTCTCCGTCGTCGCTGGTGTCGTCGGGTAGGTGATTTGCCAGCCTTTCGTCGCGGGTACGCCGCCGGTCGCGGCCAGTTGTTTGAGGGCGCCGTGACCACCAGCGGCGGTGCCCGTGGCCGTATCGGTCGGATCGAATTCGATTTCGAAAGAGACCTCGCCGCCATCAGGCAACGTGGCCCGATAATTTTTCCAGGTCGAAAGTAGGTGCGTCGTCTCGACCTGGCCGACCTCGCTGGAAGGGCCATCGATCGAGAGTATCTGACCGATAACCAGCATGCTACCGGTCCCGGTCCCGGTCCCGGTCCCGGCCATGTTGACGGCCAGCGTCGTTCCAAGTGCGGGCCAGATGGTCATGAGGATTAGACTCCCAGGCTAGATGGAATGGAGACCCGGTGGTTGACCTGATACGTGTACTGAATTTCATACGTCCACTGGTCGGTCCCGGCCGCCGGCGGGTGCGGGATGTCGGTCTCGTCCTGGAGAATCGCGGCCAGCACGAAATCGTCCTGATAGCTCTGGAGATCGAGCCGGATGGCCTGGCCGATCTGGTCCGCATTGCCCTCGCTGTAGGCCCAGACGCTGACCTCGACCTGGGCCTGGCTGCCGCCATCGGAGCCCAGCAGATGATGCGAGAAAGGCCGGTCGGGGATGGTGTACGTGATGACCGGCCCGCCGGTGAGCCTCGCCGTCTGCGGCAAAGGACCGACGAACACACGCAGCCCCCGGCGTGCCAGCGTGGCCCGCATGAATTCGTGTATCGTCAGCAATGATCAGGCACCGGGGCGGAAGGCTACACGGTGAAGCATGAGGTAATCGGTCGAGACCTGGTAAAGCCACTGGTCGGACCCGGCCAGGGGCGGCGACGGAAGATCGATCTGGCCCTGGAGAATAGAGGCCATGATGTCTACCTCGTTGACCACGCCCTGGAAACCGTCCCAGGAATCGCGGATAGCCTGGGCAATCGCGCTCGAGGTTTGCTGGTTGATCGCGTGTGCGCTCATCTGCACGCGGGCCGTGCTGCCGCCGTCGCTGCCGCCGAGGACCATTCCATAGGGCCGCGAGACGATGAAGTAAGTCACTGCCGGGCCCTCGAGCAAGGAGACGGATTGCGGCAACGCCCCGAAATAGATCCGCGAACCCACCAGATCGGTGATTGCGGGCATCGACGTGAGCCGCGAATAGACCGCCTGGCGGATCTGTTTCGACCGCGGCAGCGGCCCAGGCAATCCCGCGCCGTCGAAGGGCTGAAAGATCGTACTGGCAATGGCCAGTATATCCATCAGCTGGCCGCGCTCCTCGTCTGGTTGCCGGCCCCGTCATCCGTGTAATTCTGCGTCGTCCTGACCGTGCTGCCGTCGTCGGCATACGTCTTGATGGTCAGATCCGAAACCGTCTTGCTCGATCCCTTGAACCATAGCCGCCAGATCGCCACGAGCATCTGGGGCCAGGTCGTCGCCACGCCGCCCGGATCGGTCGCCGCGATGGCGTCGAGGCCGCCAGCCGCCAGGCTGAAGCCTGTCTTGTCGGTCAGGCCCGAGACGGTATCGACCGCGGTGACATGGGCCAGCGTTCCCGAGGGAGTGAGCCAGTCGCCCTTGCCGTTGAGCGCCGCGGGCGCGATCCCCGCCGCATTGATCCAGCCGGCCGGGAGTGGCGGCAGGTCCGTGAGCGTGCGGTTGACGTAGGACCAGACGTCAGCAGCCGTGAGACCGGAACCGCCGCCGCCGCTGCCGGCAATCGTCGTGCCCGAAAGGTTGACCGTGCTGGCAGGGTTCGCGACATGGCCCCAATCGATCGCCACCGCACCGCCGTTGATCGTGATCGCCGAGCCAATGCGCCCTAGTAGCGTCGTCGTGCCGGCCGTATCCGTGCCCGCGTAAGTGCTCCAGTCGCCCTTACCGTTGAGCGCCCCGGCCGCGATAGCCGCGGAGTTGATCCAGCCGGCCGGCGCGGTGACTCCCAGGCTCGTGAGCCAGTCGCCCTTACCGCTCAGTGCCCCGGCCGCGATCCCGGCCGCCGTCAGCCAGTTATTGGGAATCGTCGGTAAGCCCGTAAGCGTCCGCGTGCCGGCCGCCCAGACGAGCGTGGCCGGGTCCTGGCCCGCCACGTAGCTCACCACCTGAACCGAAGCTGTAGGCGTGATGTCAAAAGTTGAGGACGCATCCGGTGTTGTCGTCCATGCCGGGCTCACCGTCGCCACTCTGCCCGTCGTGTAATTCGTGACGATCCGGGACTGGCCCGCGCCCGTCCCGGTCAGGATATTCAGCACGTCCCACTGGTAAGCCTGCGCCACCGCCGAGGCCGAAGCGTCCAGCGTGGCCGTCGTCCCAGTCGCCGCCGTCAGGTTCACCGTCCCCGAAACCGGGTAGATTGCCCCCGTGCTGCCCCCCCCGGCAGTCCGGAGCTGCTTGCCCGTCGAGTTATTCAGATTATGCGTCGCGCCGGTGTTCACCTCGTCCCACACCGCCGATGCGATCTGGGCCGCCGTGGGCACCGCCGCCGCCGCGGCCAGGTCGAAGCTGCCCACAACCTCGCCCACGACGGAGGTGCCGCCCACCGTGCCGGTCGTGATCACCGCCTCGAAGTGGCCGCTATTGGTGTAGAAGGCGGCATCAGCCGAGGTATCGATCGTGACGTGGTTCAGCCCGGTGACACTGTCGAAATCTGCGATCAGCGTTACACCTGCGATACTCTGCGTGGTGCTCGCATCCTTGTACACGCTCACGACCGGCGAGCCGCCCAGCGTGGTGGGGACACCCGAGGTATTGCGCGTGGTGAATTTGATAAACAGCGTGCCGCCCGCGACCCCCGCCGAGCCGGAACCCAGCAGCGCGACATTGAGCGGCGAGGTGCTGAGAATGGCCCGGTTCACGGCCGGATCGCCTCGATGTAACCGCGCTGTGCGTTGAACGTGTCGCTCGTCGCTACCAGCGCGCCGACCGCCTCGTTGAGCGCCAGGGCATCGGTCCATGGCGCGATCGTCGCGCAGTCCGCATCCGTGATGTTGTTCTCGGCCGGGCTCGCTCCCGTGGCGTAGGCGTTCGCGTCCCACTCTTCCTTGAGACCGGCCAGGAGGTTCACCTGGTTCACGAACACATCAACGGCATCGATGTATCGACGGATGAACGCCGATTTTTTCTGCGCGAGATCGGCCATTTTAATTGCTCCCTACTACGAACCAGGCGCCCGCTCTGGCAATCAGCCGCACGTATTTGTTCTGCCCCGTCAGCGTCAAGCTCGTCGCTCCCCCGCCGAACACATCGGTGCCCGATCGGCTGATCGTCACCAGATTGGCCGAAGCATCGGTCTTGAAGATGATGAACTCCTGATTGAGCACCGCGCCCGAGGCGCCCGGCAGCGTCATGGTCAAGGCTCCCGAGCTGCAATTGCAGGCGACGAACGTATCGGCCGCCGTCATCGTGTAGTTGGCCGTCCGGGTGACGCCGGCGTCATTCCATGTCTGGAACCACGTACCGTCGCCGCGCAGGCGAGTCAGTGCACTCGGCGTGCCCGTGCCCAGATTGGCCGGCGCGATCAGCGAGCCTTGCCAGGTGCCCGTAGCGATCACGCCCAGCGTGGTGATCGCGGTCGAGCCCGGCCACGAGGCCAGGTTGCTGACCTGGGAGGTCGTGATGGTGCCGGTGATGGTACCCGCCGTGGTCGCGGTGGCCACCGGACCCGTGATCTTCGAGCCGGCCAGTGAGC